TCATGGGGCTCCCAGGGTGAGGCGCTGCTCGTAAAGGCTCTTGTGGCGATCGTAGTCGGTCTGGATCCCCAGGACTCTATAGTTCGCCTGGTCGATGCCACAGCGGCGGTCGGTGACGGTGATGACGTCGTATAGCTCCTGGTCGACGTTGGTGGGGACGACGAGATTGCCGCGCTCCGCTCGCAATGACTCCCCTCTTAGGAGGGCGTCGGCCCGTTTGGCGGCCTGGTCGGTTTCCTCCAGGTTGGCATCGTATTGCATGCGGAGGTTGTCTATTCCCAGGGATAGTAAATCCCAGTCGAAAGCTGCCTCCCTGACGTGGACAGGGGGTTCGTCCTCGGTGTCTCCGGAGACCTGGGTGTGGGTGATGGTGACGGGGCTGGCGTACTGGCCCGCGAGGATCGGGTGGGCGGGTACGAGACCCGCCCCTACGGGATGGGCATACGTGTAGCAGCTGGACTCGCTGGCCAGCAGGTCCTTGGCGAAGCAGAGCGCCTGGCGGGGAACGAGTCCGTCCGTGACGAAGCTCAAGAGGCGGCGGAGCTGCGTGTCGGCCAGGGTGCCCCCCCTCGATAAGAACTTGGGGTAGTAGTTGTTCATGGGGTCGCTCTGGGTGACGGCGCCGTTGTTCCAGAGGCGTATGCCGAGCCTTCCCAGTAGCTGATAGAGGATCTCCCATACTCTGCAGGGCTGGAACGTCGTATAGTTCCAGCGCAGCGAGTAACGAGCTGCCCACTGGGAGGCGAGGCCCCACAGATCTAGGCAGCGAAGTGTGAAGACTGAGCGGTTGGGCTCGTGGCTGTAGTGCCACGAGTCGACCCAGTAGGTGAGGTTATCGAGCGCCTCGGGCCCCGCGGTGGTCTTGTAGCCCAGGCGGAGTTGAATTTCCGCGCGCTTCTTGATGAGGGCGGGTACGAGACCCGCCCCTACGTTGTAGAGGCCTTTGGAGTTGTCCAGGGTGATCGTGAGGTAACCTGGCTTCTGGTGACCGATGACCTGGTGGAGCTCCTGGATATAGGGGGTCAAGTCCAGGGGATCGGCGGCGGGGCGGGGTGCTCTCCAGACTCCGTCGGGTGTCGAGAACCACCAATAACCGGCTGTGCTCTGCAGCCTCAAGCCATAGGCTGAGCTGATGGATATGAAGAACCTGGGCTCTGTGATAGTGGCGCTGGACCACTGGGTGTCTTTTACCAGGTGAGCTAGTAGGGGGCGGGTGTAGGCCGTGACTCCTGAGTAGTCCTCGACAACGGTGAGCTGCAGTGTCTCGTACTCCTGGGCACCGTCTGGTAGATGGCAGTCGGGGTATCTTAAAGCCGTGACGACGTCCTCGTCCGCGGTTAGCAGAACACGCAAGCTCATGAAGGTGTGGATGGTGGTGAACTTGGTGGCGTAGAGGGCGTAACTGACGATCGATGTTCCGACGTCCGTGTCCTTGCCGGCCAGGACAATGGGGAACTCTCCGTCCTGGTAAGTTGCCCCTATTCCGTAGGTCGTGTCGAGGCCGTGGTTGTAGTCGTAGGGGGTGGTCGTCTGATCAGTGCTGTCCAGGGTGATGGCGTAAATCTTGATGGCGGTGGCTGCGAAGCAGACTACGGTGGTGGTGGTGCCCTCCCAGGATGCGGCCATGGAGAGGACGTCGGCGGTGGCGGTGAGCTGAGCATTACTCCAGTCCTGGCCATAGTTATGCGAGTAGTACTTCCATAGTAGATTTGTACTGGTGCGGTAGAAGATGTAAACCTTGCTGCCGTAGGCGGCGATGGCGCAAGGACCAGAACAGTCTTCAGCTATCAGCGACCAGCTGGAGTAGTCTGAGCTGGGCCCAGGGTTGGTGATCTTCTGATAGAGGAGGGTACCAGACCCTCCACTACGAATGCGGTGCATTGAGCCCTGGCCATCGAAGGCGATGCCGTGATGGTTGTCGGTCTCCGAGCCGTCGTAAAGCCTCGTCCAGGTGAGCCTCTTTATTCCCTGCTCGTAGTCATAGACCTTAGCCTCGACGTATGGGATGCGGTGGGGGCTCCTCTGAGCTGCCAGGAGCGTAGCGGTGAGGCCGCTGATGGTGCCTATTACGGAGAGGGTGCCGACGCCGGCCATGGTGGCGCGGGCGGCCAGAATTAAGCGGGGGCTTGCGCTCAGCAGGCCAGCGCCGGTCATGGTGGCGGAGCCTCTCCTGGTGAGCCTGCCGACTGCGGCGAGGGTGCCTATGCCGGATGCGGTAGCCTTGGCGCTTCTTATGCGTCTAGCTGCTGCTGCCAGAGTGCCTGCCCCTGACATAGCGGCCTTGCCCGTCCTGGTGACCTTGCCGGCCGCGGCAAGCGCTCCGGTGCCTGATAGCGTGGCTGAGCCTGTGATGGCCGCGCCCACTATGGTACCGGCTGCCGATAGGCTGCCTGTCCCTGATAGAGTGGCCTTGGCTCTCCTGGTAACTTTTCCGGCTGCCGCCAGGGTCCCTGTTCCTGAGAGCGTGGCTGTGGCGGAGCGTATGCGCCTGGCTGTTGCTGCCAGAGTGCCGGCGCCGGCCAGGGTGGCTGCGGCGGTGCGGAGGTAGGCGCCGTTAGCGGCCAGGCTGCCGGTTCCTGATATGGTAGCTGAGGCGCGCCTGGTGACGCCCGCCTTGGCTGCCAGAGAGCCTGTGCCTGATAGTGTAGCTGAGCCGTACTGGAGCTGTCCCGTGGTTCCCCAGCCAGCGGTGATGTCGCAGTAGGTGGTATCGTTGGAGTAGCCTGAGCCGGCCGGGTCTGGCAGGGGGCCGTAGGTATAGGATTTATACTTCCGTGTGGCAGTTTCATTCCTGGCCCCTACAAGGGCGGCACTACCGTTAGTGGCGATCCAGTAGGCCGTTCCGTTTGTTACGGGAATGGCGGTGTCAAGCTGGACGGTGATTACTCTGGAAGCCCCGGATGACACAGAGGTTTCCTTCTCGCCCAAAAGTGTGGTGGGCGAGCCGCTGCTGTCGGAGTATATGCCGATTGTCACAGAGCCTGCCGTGTTGGCGGCAACACGGAATCTCATCTCTGTAACATTGCCAGTAGCGACGGCAGTGAATTTGGTCATGACGATGTAATTAGCGGCGTTGGCCTGGTGGAGTGCTATGTCGTCTCGGCCTACTAGCTTAGTCGTCATCTGGCCCCCTGCCGTGAACAGGAGCGGGCATCTCGTTATGCCCGAGACTGATCTGCTTGTGGTATTGCTTAGTCAACTGTTTATCAACTGTTAATCAGCTGTTTAGTCTACTGTAACGTCCAGGTCTCCAGCGTTGATCTTGAAGGTGTCTCCGTTGTTGATGGTCTTGCTGGCGTCCAGGGCCGAGTGCATGAGCATGTTGCCGCCGCTCACAGCGTCGAATAGGGCGCAGTGGGTTACGGTGCCCCAGTCCGCCGTCGCCTGGGGGAAGGTGATATCGGCGCTGTTGGTGCTGGCTCCCCCTGACGCCGCTGCCAGGGTGACGGCCTGGCGGGCGTAGGACCCGCCTGAGACCTCAGTGCCTCCGCCGGCGTCGGTGGTGGCGGTGGTGAACAGGGCCACGTAGACTGTGGCTGGCGGCGTGTAGGCCTGGGCCCGGAGCAAGTGGTCAATGATCTTGTTCTCCATGAAGTCAGTAAATTCTGCCATTTGTCCTCCTTATGCTTAAATTCGAATATCTAAGTTCTAAATCCTAAACAAATTCAAAATCCCAATTCCAAAAATTCAAAGCCTAGAAGAGCGTCAATTTGATGACACAACCTGTAGTGAGCCAGAACAGGATCCCGACGGCCCGACCGAACATGTAGTAGTGGTACTCCTGCAGCGGGTTGCCGTTGGCCTTGTAGTCTGGCGGCATGTTCCATCGGGGTGGCCAGGGACATATCACCTCGCTCAGGCCTATGAGGAAGGCGTGGCCTTCCTGTCCCGAGGAAAAGATGCCTTCCGGGCCGAACGTCTTGCGCAGAAAGTCTATGAGCGTCCTCATGGTGCTATATCAGTGCGATTGCTCCTTTTAATGAGTAGAACTTCTCGATTCGCTGCGTCCAGACATAGAGGGCGTCGGACTGTGGCTCCAGGACCTGCTTGTTACCGTCCGGGTACATTACCAGGTTGTAGCCGTGGCCTGAGTTGTAGTCTATGATCACGGCCACCTGGTTAAGGTGGAAGTGCAGGTCGACGTGGGCCTTGAAAAGCAAAGCGAAGTTCTCGCAGTCAAACCTCTCCCTGATGTATGGCAGTGTGTCCGTCCAGTCCCAGGCCACGACGTTAAGGAATCCTCTCTGGTTGGTGAGGTAGTAAGTGGCGTCCAGGGCCAGTCGCTGGATGCCCAGCTTCATGGCGTCGAGCTGCGCCTGGACCCAGGCGCTGGTCTGCTCGGTTATGTTGCCCAGGACTGGCGGCGCCGGCCTGGGGCATATGAGCTCAAGCCTGCGAATGGTATCTCTGGCCTGGGCGAGCTCGTCGGACAACTGGGCGATGGTGGCCCTGGCGTCGGTGAGCTCCAGGGCTGCTCGCTCATAGAGCGGCTTATACCCTGAGATTTCTCCCAGGAAGTCCCGCCAGTTAGCCGCCATTCTTCCCCTTGATATGGCCGACGGTCCGCTCGGCAAACCACCAGGTGATGATCGGGATGGCCAGGGCCAGGAACCAGTCGGGCACGGACCGTCCTTCTATGACGGCCTGAGCGATAACGGCGGCGAAGATGATGGTGACCGCCGGCCTGGCCACAGCTCGGAACATGTCGGTGAACACGGCGGCGAGCTCGGGCGCCTTGGGCTTTTCGTTCTGTGCCACGTTTACTCCTCTGTCTCGCCGGGCAGGGGTACCCAATGGTCAAACTCTGGGTCTCTCCTGTTGTCTTGTAGCCGTTTCATAGCTTCGATGCCTAGCTTGATAGCCTCTAGTAATTCTTTGTCTCTTGGATCTGGTGGTAATGTCCTGTATAAGGTTAGGTTACTTATGGCTTGTTCTAGCGTCATTTCCTTACTCCTTAAGTCCTTCCCTACGAGATTGCTTCGCTTCGCTCGCAATGACAGTTGGGGGGGCTCTGGGAGGCTCAAGGGAGCCCCTCATTCCCTTTCTGCGACTCCGTTATACTCCCGGCAATCGTTGGCTGCCTCATCAAGGCGGGGACAAGCCCCGCCACTACATTTTTAATTGTTGCCGTTCGCCAACAAATTACATTTCAAGTAAGGGCTCCCAGGGTGTCGGGGACGGACTTACCTGCTGCCTGGTAGTGAGCTGCCAGGTGGCGGGCTGCCTTGATGATGTCCTCGGCTGAGGCCTGGACTCTCTCTCCCCGATATCCACCGCGGCTGACGGCGGCCACAGCGGCCGGCATGCGATCCCAGTCCACGGTCTTCTCGATGTCGAGTCGGCCTCTGGCCTTGAGAATGGCTTTAGTGTGGTGCGGTAGCTTCCACGTCTCGGGCTTGTCGGGATCCTCAATAATGGCGAAGGCCTCTTTGGGAAGTCCCTCTTTCGTTTTCTCCTTGGCGATGGCGTCCTTCACTTTGGCCATGGTTCCCTCCTCTGGGAGGGTACGAGACCCTCCCCTACGGGCGGGGACAAGCCCCGCCACTACCTTGTTGGCGGTTCGTCTTAGTTTGTTCATGGTTTCCTCGTGAGGCGGGGACAAGCCCCGCCACTACGACTAGTCGTCCTGGGTATAGAGCGTCCTCCTGGTGACCCGGTTTCCCTGAGCAATCTTCTTGAGCGCTGTGTCGTACCTTTTCAGCCGCTCTATGCCCCAGTGCTTGTAGCTGATAGTGCCCCAGTGCCCAGCTATGGTAGCTCGGTCTACTGTGTAGGCCGAGGCTGACATGGCTAAGTAGCCTGTGGCGCCGAGGACTATAATCTCCTGGTGCTCTGCTGGGATGGTGGTCGCGTCTCCGTCGATGGTGTGCTTGGCAAGCCATCTCACCCGGGCGTTGTCTCCGTTGCCCTGGTCGTCCATGTAGAGCATACCGGCCCAATGGTGAAAGCGCTGGTAATAGGGGGGCGTGCTGCCGATGGGAAACTCGACGGACTCGACTTTGAGTAAGCCAGGTAGGTCGGAGATGTCGAGCACGGTGTCGTCGTCGGTGGTGGCGATATCGTCCTGGTGCTGCATGGGGGCATGGATCGAGTACCCGTCTACGGCCCGCAGGATGGCCGACTGGATTTCTCCATCCGTCCAGATATAGTTCTGGTCGTCGGTGTCCTTCAGATCCTCCCGGGCCCTGGTTACCATTTCGGTTAGTGTCATAGTGTTGCCACCTTCTTGAATTCGGTTATGCACGCTTTGGGAATTGCCTGGAGATGACGGAATTCGTCCTCCTGGGGCTGGTACTCGGAGGCGATGATGACGCAATCTTCCCTGTCATCGATTAGCCAGCCGATGATGTCCAGGTTCATGGTTCCGAATCCTGTGGCTATGTCTTTTCTAGCCCAGGTTCCTGTGTTGTACGACGTATCGACGCATTTAACTCTGACTATGTCCATCAATCTCCTTTTTTCACTTCACCCCGGGGAGGGGGCTCGACCGGCCCCCTCCCCTCTACGAGAAGGAGGTGAAAAAAATGAGGTAGGGTTTACTGTCCTGTTAGTCTCTCACCCCCGAGAGCATGGCGCACTTCACGATTGAGAAGCTGGCCATGCTGACGTACCACTTTATCCGGGTACGTGAAGCGTCCTTGGTCTCCAGGGATCCCAGACGCTCGACCTGTACCATCTCCGGGCTGGTGAGGCCGCAGACGGCGCCCTCTCCCATCTGGAAGGCGAAGATGGCGGAGCAGTCCGCGGATGTCCCGACGGTCCAGCTGTCCTTGACCCAGTCTGAGACGGCTACCGGTATGCCGTTGAAGTACTCCACGACCTCGCCGAGCTTGCCCTCTCCGATCAAGAGGTTGGTGCCGGCTGCCCTGGCCAGGGTCTGGATCTTCCTCCTGGAGCGGCGGCTCATTAGCAGCAGGTCGGGCTTGGCGCCCAGGACCAGGTCAATGAGCTGGTCAATTTTTGCCAGAGAGAGGGTGGCTCCATTAACGGCCATGCCGATGTGGTTGCCCAGGCGGGTTGTCCAGGTGACGGTGTTGTCAGTCGTGGTGCCTCCCTCCACCGTGTTCCAGGTGGGAGCTGAGGCGCCCGTTGTGCCGGCGGTGGTACACTCGTACCGGAACCCGTTCTCCAGGCCGGCCGTGGGCACTACCATGTCTCCCAGGACCTTCGCTGCGGACGCTGTCCAGGCGGTGCCTTTGAGGGTCTTATAGAGTCCGTTGAACTGCTTGGCGTTGGAGCTGATGTCTCCGTTGATGAAGCAATTCTCAAACTCATGCCTGAGCGCCTTGGCCTTCTGCTCGATGACGGCGGCCTCCAGGTCCTGGACGTTGGAGCGGGTCGCCTTAAGGAAGTTGTCGACGTCGGCGTCTCCGCCCAGGATGCACAGGGTGGACGAACACGCCTCGAAGGCTGGCTCTGAGGTCACCCAGGTGTCCGTGACCGGATCATACCAGGCGACCGTGGGGAGCGTTTTCTCCCGATTGTATTTCAGGCTATTGCCTGTGATTTGAATGAAGGGCAGCCTCTCGAGGATGGGGCTGTCCTTGACAATGGTCTCGATGATTCCCTTCAAGAGGATATCAGTCGAGAGCTTGGCGGCTTCGGTTAGTGATATGGACATAGTTAGCTAGTTCCTCCTTTTTTCTTGATTCCAGCGGCGATCTTCTCCTTGCGGGACAGGCCCTCCAGGGATATCTCGCCCCTGGGTGGGGCCCCTGCCGGGACCGTACCGGCCTTGGCCTGGGCCTCGAGGCTGGCCTTGACGGCTGTGGCGATGGATCGGGCCTTGGTCACTGAGGCATCGATGTCCTCGATAGTGGCGCCGGTGATGACGTCGGGAGGGATGGTAGGATTGGCGCCCTTGGCCATTTCGAGGTACTTCGACACTGCCTTAGTGTAGGCGCCCTTGGCCTGGGTGAGCTCGGTGGCGGCCGTCTCGGCTGCCTGCTGGACGACTGAGACTGAGGCCTGGAGCTCGGTGATCCTCTTGTCCCGGTTGGTGATGGCCGCCTGTGCGGCGGCGGTCGCCTTCTTCTCCTCGGCCAGCTCGGCCTTGATGACGGCGTGCTCCTCAGCCGTTGGTGCGGCGTTGGTCAGGGGGGCTGCCGCAGGTTTCTGCGGTTCTTGTGGTTCTTTCTTTGGTTCTTCTGGCATAGTTTCTCCTTATCGAGTTATTACTCAGGCGCTTCCATTTCTGAGGCGATCGCTCTCTCTCTCGCTCCGCCTCTCGTGGACTGTGCCCTAAACTCCCTGTTCATTTCCAGGATTTTCTTCCTCTCCTCTAACCACCTGGCGAACTCCTGGTCGGGGTCCTGGATCCCCATCTCGTCCATTGAGGTCCGCCGGCTGTGGACTCCCGCCTGGACCAGGAGCTGCTCGGTCTGGGCCTGGCGGTCTATGTCGGTTGGTACGATATTGCCCCAAAGGACTTTATGTGTGACTCCTTCGAAGTTTTCGTTCATATAGAGCTCAGCCAGCCGGAGGATCATGTCTATCCTGTGGTGGTAGGCATTGTCCCGGATGGTGCGTTTCCTGATCACCTTCTGGATAAGGGAGCTGAGCTCTATTCTCATGGCTGAGCCTGAGAGGTCTCTTTCCATGCCTCCCCAGGCTGCCTTGGGCATCTCTGAGACGTCGTGTAGTGAGCGGTATAGCAGGTCGATATAGTCGACGTGTAGCCTCACTCCTCCCCCCTGCAGTAGGTCTAAGAGGTAGGCCTTGGCGTCCTCGGGTATCGTCCAGAGAGCGCCCGGCTGGACCTTAATGTCCTCTGCTGAGGCCACGTTTTCCAGTACTGCGATGGGGTTGCCTGACAATTCCAGGATGCGTGATAGCTGAGAGAGGGCTCTGTTGAGCTCTCTCTGCGGCTGGATGATTACAGGGATGTCGGACTCACCCCAGAACTGCTTCGGCTTCTTGACGTTGGGGAAGATGATAAAGGGAATAAAGCCGTAGGGGTTGGGCTTGGACTCGATGAGGTCGCTGTCCAGGTAAAGGGAGAAGTCCTTGGCCGTCCACAGCTCGGTGATGGCGGCCTGTTTCTTTCCGATGCTCTGTCCGTAAAGGATGGCGATTTCGTCCTCGGTGAGTGTGTACCTGGAGGCGACTCTCCAGATCCTGGAGCTGTCGTCTCCCAGCCACCAGGCGAAGATCCCGGACACGTCGGGGGAGGTGATGCGTACTTGTTTCTGCTGGCTATCCCAGGTGACCTTGTAGCATCCGTCTCCCAGGACGGCGGTGTCGATCTCGGTCTCATAGTCGAGTTGCTCCAGGTTGTTCTGGTCGTTGACCTGGCGAATTAGCTGCTCGGCCCTGAGGACCCGGGCCTTGAGCTGGTCGGTGTCGGTGATGGGGTGGCAGGCATAGTCGAGTCCCTGCATTAGAAAGCTGGTGAGCTTGTCTATTGAGACCTTGGCGTAGTTGAAAACGAGCTGGCGGTGCCTGGATGTTTGTTCCCACTGGCTGCCGTTATAGAAGTCAAGGTTGGTGCGGTAGGCTGCCTGGCGGGTGGTATCCAGGCGATTTAGTGAAGCCGGGGTGAAGTCAGTCATCTCTCAACTCTAAGCAAGTCCAAATATCAAAATCCAAATGACAAGTGAAATCCAAATGTCCAAATGCCAAAACCTCTCTCTTTTGTCATTTGAGCTTTGATATTTGTCATCGTTTGGGGCCTTGGGCTTGATTTGGCATTTGGGCTTTGTCATTTGTCATTGGATTGCGACCGCCTTCAGCCACCTCTGTACCGTTCTCGGGCTCACTTCAAATATGCGGGCAATCTCCTTAATGCTCTTGCCTTCCTGCTTCAACTCCAGCATCCTCTGGGCTCGCCTACGCTTTAAGAACCTTTCCTTCCCCCAGGGCTCTTC